TCGATGAGCTTGGTTATGTGGTCGCGGATCGCGGTGAGACCTTTGACCTCGCGCGCGAAAGTGAGAACGTCATCTCGCTCGGTCAGGGTGAAGTGATCGGCTTCACGTTGCTTGGCCGCGTGAGATTCGGCTTGAGAAGCGAAGTACCGGTTGACGTTGGCGCGCTCGTACTCAATGACAGCGACGGCCTCTTGACCGAGGAACCGATCCAGACGCTCACAGACCTCGCTGAGTTCAGCGAGAAGGGTGTCTGTGTCTAGCGAGTGGAGGGAGTGGATAGGCCGCATCTCACTGTTGCGGACCATCCTTGGGGAGAGCCTCGTCGTCGGCCGGAGCCCCGGACGCCATCAGGGTCTCGAGATTGGCGATCCGGCGAGCCATCCCGTCTTCCCGCTTGCGGCTCTCGGAGAGCAACGTGGCGAGGTCATAAGACGTCTCCTGCACCCGCTGGTGCCCGTAGGTCATGTTCCCGGCAGGATCCACCGCTGGGGTGAAGATCTCAGCCATAGGAGCGTCTGGCGTCCCGATCGTGGTGATCAGAGTGTTGGCGAAGACCGGGTACTCGATCATCATGTGGATGTTCTGGTCGTAGAGACCCCAGACTCCGGCCACACGACGGACCTCATCCTCGCGCTTGGCGATGTCACCCCGCTTGCCGTCGAAGTCCTCGAACTTCCCCGGCTCGCCGACAACTGAACGCGGGTCGCCGAAATAGAGCCGCACGACGTCGAAGGGGACCTGACGCTGGGCACCGGGACCGATGATGTAGTGGCGTCGGACCCACACAAGATCGAGCACCCCATCCCACTTCCGCCAGTTCCCTTCGGAGTCCTGCCACTCAATCGGGCAGACTTCGGGATCCGTGTTGTTGGTGATCAGGAACGCGTCTTCGATGTTGATCGTGACGGGTGTTGGCGAGAGCAAGGTCATGGTGATCTCAGGTCTTGTGGATATACGCCCAGACAAGGGCGTTGCCGGATGCGATGGTCACGGTCTGAAGAACCTGACCGATGGTCTTGCCCGCGGTGGCAGTTGAAGTCGACGTCGCTCCTTCGCCCGCGGTGATCGTGGACTGAGCGATGTTGTCCTTGACCGTGACCCCGCCGCCCGTGTCATCCATGATGATCTGACAGAGACCGTCAATGGTGATCTCAGCCACGCCACCGACCGGAACCGAGTTCGATGACGCGGCAGTCTGCGTCGCGGGACCGGTGGTCGGGACCACACCGGTGACCACACCGAGCAACATGAAGTCCGCCGTAGTGGCCGACCGCTTGACCAAGAACGGAGCCGGGGTCCCTGAATAGGGCGGCGAGCTGGGGCCCGCGAACGGTGTGACGACTTCGACCAGCGTCCCCATCGGGAGGGCAACAGTGTCACCGTTGATCGCCATGATGGTCACGTTGCCCGCGTAGGCGTTCAGTCCATCGACCGCGCCTGGGTTGTAAATCAGTCCGGTAGGCATCAGGCTCCTTAGCCGGTGAGAGCCGTGAAACGACCCTGGCGGGAGATGTTCCCGCAAAGAAGCTGACCGGCCCAGAGCAACAGAGCGGTCATGGCGTCCTGGTTGGGCGGGGTGATGAAGTCGCGGAGGGTGAAGTTGGCGAGCCGGCTGACCGCGAACTCGAAGTAGTTCTCGTTCAGGAAGACCGGCCCACCGACTGTCGGATCCGTCCCCATGTGGTCGTCCACGACCCACGGGACCCCGTTGAACATGAGGTTCTCGAATCCGGCCTGCGCCATCTGCGTGTCTTGTCCGCCAGGCTGAACCGGGAACTGCTGGCTCGCGAGGTTGAGCGCGTAGTAGCGGTTGTAGTTCGCCCGGTTCGAGACGACGAGCGTCGGCGCGCGGCCACCGGCAACGCAGTTCCCGAAGAGGGAGTTGAGCGCGGTCGATGACATCGTGGTCGTGGCCGAGTCGATCTGGGAGTTCCACCACGTATTCGCGCTATGGGAGATCCCCGCATAGCTGGCCTGCACGGTCCCGTTGTCGATGACCTCGTACAGACCGGCCAGCTCGATCGCGTTCGCGCCGTTCGACCAGAGGGCGAAGCCGAGCTGATCGGCGATGTCCATCTCGGCCTGCTTGAACTGCGTGGCGAGGTAGTCCACGATCGCTTCGTCCGACGCGGCGCGGAGCTGCGTGAGACCGTCAACCGTGACCGCGACGTAGTGCTGCGCCCAGGGCAGCGCACCGTTCTGGATCGAGTCGGTGGGAGCGACGTTGAGGATCTGATAGCCGGAGTACACGCCACCGGCCGCCATCTTCGAGTACATCAGCGGGACCTCGATCTGGGTCCCACCCTTGTAAAGAATCTTGTTCGCCCGGTTCCACCGAAAGAACAGGACGTTGGACAAGTAGATGTTGTCCACGATCTCGGGGATGATCAACCGTCGCGAGATTGCGGTGACGGTATTGGTCCCAATCGGGGTGACGGCCATTGTCTACCTTCCCTAGATCTGTTGTCCGAGTGGAGCCCCGGATTGCTCGATCAAAGCGAGTGCGGCCGTCCGATCGAACGGTCGTTGACTGGTGCGACCACCCGCGAACGGAGACCCAGCCGCGCGACCACCGGGCGAAGGCGGCGGGGTTGCTCCTGCGGCGGCAGCTCCCCCACCTGATGACGGACTGCCTAGAGCAGTCAACGTGGCCTTCCGTGTCGCATTGGCAGGAGTTGTAGTTGGCGAGACGCCCTGTTGCAACGCCCTACGGGCATAGACCAGCTCGAGCGCCTGGGTGATTGCCTGGTCCCAGGGCATCCGAGTAGCGAGACCGGGGACCACGTTGAGTGCTGCGGCTTCGTTGTTGATCGCCCCGAAGTCCTCGTCGGAAATGTCGGGATGCAGAGCCTTGAACCGACCGATGCCAGCTTGAACGTTCTGCTCGATCAGGGCGGTTTCGGCAGTCCTGGCGTCTTGTGCCCGATTCTGCTCAGAGACCTGCGCGGTCTGGGCGGTTTGCGCGGCCTGCGCGGCCAGGAGTTGTGCGATCTGGGCATCCTGAGCTTGCTGACGATCCCAGAGAGCGCGGGTGGAGGGATCATCCAGATCAAGACCGGGCGGTGGTCCAGGGATGCCGACGACGGGCACGACGGGGGTCACCGGCTGGACGGCGACAGGAGCTTGCCATGCCGGGGCCGGTGGCGGCGTCTGCATGACCGCGATCATCTCGGCTGCACGGTGCGGGTTGTTCCGGAGGAAGGTGTAGATCTGCGCGATAGTCGGCGCGTCCCCTTCCTCAACAAAGATGTCACCGAGCTGGTAACCGGTGGGCGCGGGAGGGGCGACCGGAGAGGTAGCGTCAACTCCACCATCCGGCGCACCAGCTCCCGCGTCCGGAGACTCGGCCCCCAGAACAGGAGATGCTCGATCTTCTTGGTCGAGCTTGAAGTTGGCGATGATCGAGTCCATCTGCTCGCGCTCTTCAGCGGTGAGCACCATACCGAACTCGTCGGGGGTTGGCGTGCTTGTCATTTCAACCTGCCGTTGATTGCTGGATCACCCGACGCATCTCGTCGGGGTTTGGCGACAATCCTTGCGTGAGACCGTTCTGGTTCTGCGGGCCCTTCGGCGGCCCCATCGACGGCATCTGGCCGTTCTGGGGAGAGCCACCGGGAGGACCGCCAGGGGGAGCCATACCGGGAGGGGCACCGGGGCCTCCTGCACCACCAAGGGGACCACCAGGTGCCCCGCCCGGACCACCAGGGGGAGCTGCACCCGCCTGCCCGCCTGGTTGGCCTTTCGGAGCCTGCGACCCCTTGATCGCCATCATCAAGGTAATCACGAGCTTCGGGTCCGAGTCCGGCAACATCAACGCTGCGCCAAGGTCCGCGGAGACCTTCGCCATCGCGTCGGTGAACGTGGCCGGTGCGGTGTTACCTGCCATCTAGGTCAGGTGGCCTTGAGATCCTGGGGGTCGTCGGGGACGCGACGCTTGGCGTTCACTTCGTCACCGTACGCGCCGATCGTGGTCTGACCTTGCATCTTGACCTTGGTCTTCCCGGTCGGCTGGGTGTTGCTGGCGTTGTTGCGATCCATGATTCCTTCTCTCGTTGTTGGGGGCTCTCGATGGGAGATGCAGGACGGAGCTAGAGCATCTCCCATCGAGAGAGTGGTGGTTCACCCGAAGCTACTTGCGCTTCGAGTGCCGTCCGCCACGGTGACCCTTCCGGTCGCGCTTCGTGTCCATCGTCCCACCCCCTCTCTTTGTTTTCCTGGCGTTCGCGAGACTGGCCGCGACCGCTTGATTTTGTGGGTGGCCTGCCTTGACCATCTCAGAGATGTTGTTACTCACTGTCTTCTGAGATGATCCCGGCGAGAGCGGCAACTTAGCTGGGCGTCCCGAAGACGATGGCCGCGGTGACCGGGGCGACAGGAGCGGTCGTGGTGACGACGGTCGTGGCGTTGACCACCGAACCATCCGACAGCGTGACCGCTGCATTCAGGGTCGTGTCCCCGTCCGCGCCGGAGACACCGGCAACCGAGTCGGTCAGGGTGTCGGCCGAAGGGGTGGACGTGGCATCCGTCCCGACAACCGACCACACGACCGACTCGACGGTCAAGGCGTTCGGGTTGTTCGAGAGAGCGATCCCTGCGGGAACCGACTGGTTGTCCGCGATGGAGATCGGTCCGGGGGTGAATGGAACGGGCTGTGTCATGTTGGTCCTTTGGAAAACAATCGTTGCTACTGGGGTGGTGAGTACATCGAAAACATCGAACAGAAGCTCGATGATCAGATCGAGTTTCTGATCGATGTTCCTTGCTTCGTGATTTCTACTTCGCAAGAAGGTCGTCCAACGTGGACCGTTGCCCATCGACAGGCAGACCGGACGGGGACGAAGCGGTAGGCGCGAGACCTAGCGACGGCGGGGGCGGGACCGGGACCACCGGAACCGCAGGAGTCGGAGCAATCGGTCGCGGTCCCTGGTCCCCGGTGAGGATCGAGTTCACATGCTCGAACCCAGCGAGTCCCTTGGCGAGAACGGCCAAGGCTTCGGCGACGACCTTCTCCACCTTCGCTGCATCCTTCTCGATGGTGGTGAAGACCGAGTGGAGGTTGAAAGTCATTGCCTACCTTCTCTTGTTCGATCGACGGGCACCCATCGACCGCTTGCCCTTGGAAGAGCCGCGGCTTGGGGTCTTGAAGATGAGCGACTTGAACGCCTTGCCCTTACCCGCCATCGAGGTCATCCCAGCGGTCGTCGTGGTCACCCTCGACGGGCGCGTAGCGAGCGTATGGGTCTTCGATGCACTCGAACCCCGCAGTGTCCTCGCGGGTGACGTTGACGAGACGGTTGGTGGTCTTGTTCTTCCCCTGAACTCCACCGATCTTGTTGCCACCAGTCGCCGTCGAGATCACTCGAGCGGTGTTGGTCGTGGCGGGCTCTGGGCGCACGTCGGGAGGTTGCCACCACCAGGCGATGAGTGCAACGCCCTTCTAGGTCAGGCGGTCAGAAGAGCCTCACGCTGATGCTTCTGGGCAACCCGCCGACGCTTGGACTTCTTGGAAGGTTCCATCGAAAGGCCTGCCCAGATACCACCTTGAAGTTCGTCTTCATGCTGGTTCCGATAACGCTCACACGCTCGGAAGACCGGGCATCCGTAGCAGATGTCTCGAGCTTTCTTCCAGCGATCGGGGTCGAAGAAGATGTCGGAGTACCCTATACAAGCGGCATGGTTGCGCCAGGTTTCCGCGGCCTCGGTCAATGTGCGTGGCCTGTGCCGGGTCCTCGAGCCTGTTGATGTTGAGCCTGTTCCTGTTGCGCGGCCGCCTGAGCCGCGGCGGCCATCCGTTGAAGGATCACTTGGTAGTTCGGCCACTGGTGAACTTGAAGAACGGCTTCGCTGTCGATCGCCTTCATGGCGAAGAGCGCGTCAGCCTCGGCAATGCGCGCGCTGCGAGATGTAGGAGCCGATGATCCAGCTTTCACGATGAGCGAGAACTTCATCGGAATCGACAGCATCTTGCCGTCCTTGGGATCGCGTGCGGGCATGTAGAAGTGCCGAGCAGCGAGCCGGAGAGCGGTATCCACTCCGTCGTCCCCGACGATGGCAACCACGCGCGGGACGTCGTAGTTCTGGATGATCAGATTGGCGCAGAGCTGGAAGAGTCGACCGAGCGCGCGCTCGAGGTTACGGAGTGCGAGCCGGATGCGGACGAAGCCTGCTTCCTGAGTGGCCTGGACCGATTGCTGGGCAGGCTGATGACCGGTGGACGCTTGGCCTTTGGACGGTCCTGAGAGACCACTAATGTTCTCCATCCGACCGATCCACATATTGACGAGCTGCATGACGTCGGAAGACATCTTCGGCGGCTCGAGCCAGCCAGGTTTGCCGCCAGGGTTGTTGGCCGCGGCCGAGTTCATCGTGAGCCGTTGACCTGGCCGATTCATTATCTGGTTCCGAGCGAGCCCCGAGTTCGATGTGTCCATGAAGAGGGGGTTCCCAGTGAGTTCCGCGGAGGACTGTAGGGAGCTGAGAAGTCGGTTGACGGCGATCTGACAGGGGGCCAGGTGGCTCGCGATGGGAGTTGTCCAGAAGTCGCCGAGTTCTTCATCGCAGAAACGGACGTATGGGTGGCGTGACTCCTGATAGAGATTCTCTGCAAGCTCGTCAAGAAGGACTGTGCCTCCCGAATAGACGACCACTCGCCACGAGTCCATAACCACCGGTTCTTCATCTTGAAGCGATGCATCGGTGGTCTCTCTTTCGATTCGATAGTTCTCGCGAATCCAACAGGTGTAGACCGCGACCGCTTGACTGAGCACGTTGTCAGTGTGAACGCCAGAACCCTGACCCTCGAGACCCCACGCGCCACCACCCTGATTGCCACCGGAGCCGGGGAGCACCGCGGGCCACGCCATCGGAATCGAAGACTGTGTGTTGCCGAGCATCGGCCGCATGTCTTGATCGGGTGAGTCACCGAAGAGAACCGCGTCGGTGATCATCTGTTCGGAAGACGCGGGGAACCGACGCTCGATCTCCGCGTAAGACATCTTCTGGACCTCGAACATATATTGCGCGTCGTTGAGCGAGGTCGCGTCGGGGTCGATGTAGAACGACCACGGATCCACGCGCATGATGCTGACGTTGCCAAGCCCGTTGTCGAGCCCGCTGTCCCAGACGGCCTTGAGGATCCCCGCGCCGAACTGCGCGGAGTCCCAAAGGGCTTTGACGATCTCACCGTCCCACCCATTCACTTGGAAAAGCGTGTCGATGACCTGCTCGAGATGCTGGGCCAGGACACCCATGTGATCACCGAAAGCGGCTCCGGTGGGGGCGGCCGCCATGACGTCGGCCATGATCTTTTGATCGGTCATCCACGCGATCCGCGATGAGAGGATCGGGAAGACCTCGGAGTCCGAGACGTTCGGCATCCCGTTGGAAGAGAGGTCCGAGCTGTAGGTCTTGTTGTTGACCAGCCGGTAGTTCCGCATCCAGTCCGAGCGGAGCGGTTGCTTGGATCGCTTGGCAAGCGAGTAGAGATTGTTGAGCTGGTTGACGAGTTCGCGAGGGGCGTAAGTGGGGACAGGCTCGACTTGGGTAAGCGTCATGTGCGTTCCCTCACCACGAAACAGTGTTCGCACGGTAGCAGAGGCGCGTGCCGGTGAACGGTCTGGGGGATGTGGTGCCGGTCAAAGGCGGCTTGAGCTGATCGGACGATGGCGAGTTCAGGGAGAGCGGTGGTGCCGTCGATGAACCAATGGTGCGGGTGGTTGATGTCCGCGTAGAAGAGATGAGTATCAGTCATCTAAGAGGGCTCGGATCCCGGTCTGTAGAAGACCAAGCTTCCCAGAAAGCGAAGTCACCCCGTCAGAGTAGTTAGCAATGAAATCAGAATCTCCCGATGACCACTCCGTCACGATGAACCAGTGAGAGAGAAACGCGTCTTCAGGGATCTCCGGTCGCTCTTCACGAAGAAGAGTCGCAATCTTCTCCTTGGTCTCGTCGTTCATGTGATCGGTTCCCCGCCCGCGGCGACGTGATCGTGGTGCCGCTTCTCCTGCTCGTAGATCCCTTCCTCGGTCACTCCGAAGGTCGAGGGATGCATATCCTCGCGCGGGATGTACTCGTAGTCGGCGGTGTACCCCATCTCGATCGACTGGACTTCAGCCGCGCGCTTGAGATCGTCCTTGAACCCTTGCTCGGATGAGACGTGCTTGCCAACCGCCGCGTTGTAGTGCTCGGGGAAGGAAGACTTGACGTTGCTCGAAAAGCGACGGCGAGCAGCTTCCGCGCACCACGGGGACTGGCATGGATACTCGTCACCGCGAAAGTCCACCAGTGTTTCGTGCCCTCGCGCGCACCGATACTCGTAGATCACCGGAACGCCTCCACCATCGTCTGATTGCCGATGTCGTTGTACGCGGGTTCCGGCTCTTCGTAGGTGAGCTGGTCATTCTCGATGATCGATGCGACTGCGATCATGAGCGAGGTTACCGTGTCATCGTTCTCCTGGGATCCGGCCGGACCCATCTCACCGTTGTTGAGAGTCACGTAACCCTTCAGCTCTTCGTAGGTGAGCCAGTCGTGGATCATCATCATGCCCTTCTGGCAAAGCATGGAGGTCAGCATCCCGGCCGCCATGTGCTTGCGCTTGTAGGACATCTCCCATCCGTAGGCTTGGGTGACCTTGCCGGGCGCGGAGTCGAATCGTCGCCAACGCCAGACGTCGGGGTACTCGATCGCGTGGGTGAGGTAGGTGAGCGACGCGAGACCAGGACCGTTGATCTCGACGTTCACGCACGCGGTGTTGAAGTAGAAGCCCGCGTTGGCGATCTCTTGACCGAAGGGGATCGGATCGATGTGACCGTGATAGACGGCCATCTGCTCGAAGGTTCGACGGTTGAGGACTTGGATGCAAGAGCCATCGCCGTAAGCCGTCCGCGTCGGGTCTCCGGCCACCATGTACCGGCACCACGGCAGGTCACCGGGCTCCTTGAAGAGCGTCCACGGGCCGAGCGGGTCCTGCTTGAACTTGATCTTGCCGTTGGCATCGTAGAAGTAGCCGTGCTGACCGACCTGCTTCTCATACGACTCTTCAATCGCGTTAGCTGGGAAGATGTTGGTGCCGGTCGAGATGAACGCTTCCTCCGGCGTGCAGGGATACTCCTGGTGGAACTTGTTGACGTCGCCGCCCTCCTGCGCGATCTTGAATCGCCGCCACGCCATCTGCGGAACGGTGAGATCGAACTGCGCGATCAGGTCGCGCTCTTCCTTCTTCATATCGTTGTACTTGAGGGTCGTGTCGGGGAACGCGTAGACGTGGTGCTTGAACCAGGGGAAGAACATTGCTTTGATCGGGACGCGGCCAGCTACCGCGTCTTGCCAGGTCTCGTGGAACCATCCTCCCACTCCGTTCGCGGTGGATTCGTAGACAACCACGGTGCCTGGCCTGTAGGGAATGGATTGGTTGAGTCCCGTAAAAAGAGTCTCTGGGTCTTCCCAAAACGCAACCTCAGAACAATGTACGGCGTGGAACGTGAATGAACGACCCGAGCCAACATTGCGAGCTGTCGCAACCGAGATACCTGATCGAGTCTCCACCCATCCGAGAGACTTCTGAGTGTTGTGCTTTTCGGTGTAGGCATCTTTGAACGGCCACTCTTCCCACATCAGCTTCATCATCCCGAACAGGTGGTGACTGGCATCGGTCTCGTGAGCGATCACCAGTGAGCGCGTGCCGGGGTAGAGGAAGTTCCAGTTGAACAAGACGCCTTCGGTCGCCGTCGAGATCCCGAGCTGGCGACCCTTGAGAGCGATGATTCTGACTGGCTGGTCGAGATTGTGCTGACGCTCGATCTCACGGATGAGTTCGCGTTGCGCCCATGCGAAAGGATCGGAGAGCTTGAGCGAGATGACCTGGGAGGTCTCGTCGTCCTTTATCTTGAGCAGCTCCATCCACGGACCGAGCTTCAGGTTCTTCATAGCTGGCTGACCAGAAACTCCGATGGTTCGTCTTCGGCACCGCCGTCAGCGAGTGACGCGGCCGCCAACTTAGCCAACTCTTCGCGGATGTTGCCGAAGGTCTCAGGTGGACGTCGACCGGCGAGCCCGACCGCCTTGGAGAGCACCATCGAGATCGCGCGGATCTTCTCCTGAGTAGTGCCGGAGCGAAGGATGTTGTTGGCCTGCTCGTAGGCCCGCCACATGAGGAAGTCCATTGCTTCGTCCAGCTCATCGGTCCCGAACTGACGGACCCGGATCTCGGACTGAACGTCTCGCAAAAGATCGGCATCGATGCCAAGAACGTAAGCGATGGTGGTCGGCGTGACCCCGTTGGAGAGCAGAGAGTGGACGAGATCGATCAGTGTCTCGTCGGGGATGGTAGAGAGATCAATCAACGACCCGCTCCATCTCCGCGTCAATCAATACTCCATAACCACCCTTGAAGTTCCCCGCCGCTTCCACATAATCGTGCGGGATGCGGAGAGTCAAGATACCTTCGCCAGCATGGTTGAACGCGAACTTCATCAACATGCAACGGAAGTGCGCTCTAATGAAGGTGGGCTCTACGAGAGTCGGTACTACCCCTCGGCCATCTCGGACGAGGGTGGAGACCATATAACGCTCCCTTCGTCGCGTGTCCTCGTCGGATCCACGACTTTGACCCTCGGGTCGATCCGAGACGGCATCGGGTCCTGGCTCGAGTCGTTCTGCTGGTAGAACGCGTTCTCCGCTTCCTCCCTGATTACTTGGTCCCTGATGTGCGGCGGCAATAGCAGCAACTCGTCGGCGAGCGACATCGGCGCGTCGGTCGGCGTCTCGATCAAAGTCTCCGACTGGGATGTGGGGGCCAAATCTTCCCCCACCAAGACGCGTTTGAGTAACTGGTTCTGGGACCCCATCAACGATGAAAGTTGGCCGGAGAATGTTTGCATCATCTCGGACTGGGCGCTCGCCGCGCGCTCCGTTGTCAATCGCTGCTCGGACATCATCGTCTCGTAAGCCTTGTTCTGATTCTCCTGAATCATCAGCCAAGCCGCCCGCTCCCCATCCTGCCGGGTCGAACTCGCCGTCCGGTCGCCCTGAGAAGAGCGGATCATCCAAGCCACCAGAATCATCGCCGTCAAACAGAGGGTAGAGATCAGGATCAAGGCCGTCGTCATATGCGCCTCCCATTTTTTTAGAGTACCCTCTCCGATTTTTTGCGGCAACGGCGTTTCTAAGATGATGCATAACTCCAAGTGGCAGACCAAATGCGCGGACGCCTCATCTATATAGAGCTGTGACAGCTTGGCAAATGGGAAAGTTGACTGTTAGGTCGTCTAACTGGTGACCAGTCAAGGGCGCGCCTGGTGGGGGTGCGGACCATCCGGAGCAGTGGTGGTGGAGGAAGGGAGCGAGCCTCCAAGATGATGGGTGATCAGATGACGTGTTGTAGAATGGTGGTTGACATCTTGCGTGCGATAGATTACTGTTGACGCCATACCTAGAGAAAGGCTCGAGCGATGAACCTCACCATGTCATGCGCAAGCGCCCACCACGATCTATGCCGCGACAGTCTGGCGGACCCGTGTGAGTGTTGGTGCCACACGGATGCCGAGCGCGATCGGGCGGAAGATGACCGTGCCAACGATCCAGATAGCGACCGCTGGGGTCGCCAGCTATGAGCAAAGCACTTGAAGCATTCGCGGAGCGCCTGACGGTAGGCACGCAGCTCGATCGCACGCCGTAGTGCCAGCGCGTTCCGATCTTCCCTGAGATCGGTTCGCGGTGGTCCTAACGGTCACCATACGAAAGGCTCGAACATGGAACGAGAAATCAGGCTTACCGTGTGGCTCGACGGTGAGAACGTCGGCACGTTGCCACGGAGTGAGTGCGTGTGGTTGATCGAACGCGGCTCGCGGATCGTGGCGCGCGGCGTTGACGGCTCAGTGATCGGTGATGCGAAATGAAGGCAGCTCTACCAGCGAATCAACTCGCGCGCGTATTGACTAACGCGGCACTTTTCAAGGGAGACCAAATGCGGCCGATCTTAGAACAGTGTCGCGTGACGTTCGAGAAGGACCGGCTCGAGCTGGCGACCACCGATAGCTACGCGCTCCTGTTCGAGCACGTGGACGCGGAAGTCCCGGCCGAGATGATCGGGGCCGTGGGCAAGATCACCTTGACCGAGATCAAAGAACTGCTCGCGGTCTCGAAAGGATCCGCCAGCATGGCGACACTCGAGCTGAACGACGACAGTCAATCGAACGTGGTAACCGTAATCGAGTGCTCCAATGGCGCGACGTTCAAGTTCACCGACTTCGGGTCATTCCCGAATCTGGCGTACTTGATCGACCCGCTC